GGTGTTGCCTGTAGTTGTTGTACTGACAATACGACTGCCGTTGTCGAATTCAATAGAGCCTTTATTGTAGTTTGTTACACCTGATCGAATGTAATCAGGGCATAGTTCATAAGCATAGCGTATACGTTGCATAATTTCTTGCGAACCTGTATACTTGTGTGCTGAAATTAAAATAGTCTGATCAGGATGGAACATAGCATACCATAACAAATACCCAGCAGCGCAAGTTGTCTTACCCATCTGTCGAGGTAACATGTTAATGTTGAATCTGTGGCCATGATAAGCATCTAGTAACGATGTCTGAAACTCAAAAGGCTCAAACAACATTTTTCCTTTAACTGGATGCTGTATGTAAAAATAATTACTACAGAAATAATGATAGCCTGTATCTGGATCTGAACAGGCGGCGAGATGCCGAATGTGTTCTTCGGTAAACGTTTCTCTTGCGTGTGCTTTTTTAGTTAGTACGCCGTCTAGACTTTTATTTGCCATATTGTTATTTACTGAAAAAAATAGCCTCCGAAGAGGCTATTTGGCAGGGTCTTAATCACCCTAGCTGCACTGGTTATCTGTTTTTAATTTCTTCGTACAGCCCTTTAAGCTGTTGAGCAATACGCTCTGCCATTGGTTGCATTGGGTTGTCACCACCTGCTACTTTTGGAAATGTTTGCTTTGGTCTATTTAGGTCACCGCCACCTTGAGTAACTGCGTCAATGCCTTGGTACATTTCATCACCTAGTGGCATTCTTTTTTCATCGTCGCCTTGGTCGCCGCCCATTGCCTTCATAATCATTGGCATTTCATCGTCCATTTCTGGCCCAGGGCCGGTGACTGGCATGTCGAGGTCCATTTCTGCGCCTTCGTCACCGTCTAAGTTACGCAAAATGTCCATGAGATCTCTAATACCGTTTGCTCCAGCGCCATTCATGCTTAGATTCATTGAAACAGAATCTTGCTGCGGAGGGGTTCTCATACCCATCATACCACCTGGCATGTCCATACCACATTCGTCAATAAACGCTTCATCGACTGCTTTTTCTGTTTCCTTGTCTTTAGGAAAAGCAGCTTTCATTCGACTACCGTAGTACTCGTCCTTGCCGCTTTCGATTTCGCCGTCACCGTCGTAATCTTTCTTTGCTTTGTCGCTTTCTTGTACTGGTTGTTGGTCCAAGGTGTTTAAGCGTGATAATAATTCTTGAAAGTTCATGATTGTTCATCCTGTTGTTCTATAACTGTAGTCTCTTCTTGTGTAACATTTAAGACTTCCAGTATGTCGATTGTAATTTGATTATTATCAGCTACAATTCCTTCTTGTTCTGTAAGATCGAGCTTCTCGGTACTCATTTCTTAGATCCAAACAAACTCTTAGCAGGGCCTACTTTAGGCATTGCTTCTGCTTTTTCTTTGTGGGCACTTTTAGCCAGCAATTTTTCGTTAACACCTTTTACTTGTGTTAGCTGTTTATCTTTAGATGCTTTAGCAACGTCTTTTAAGAAACTACTAATCATCTTATCTCCAAACAATCCTTGATTGTTTGACTTTTCATAACCTTGCGATAACAATGCTTCGCCCTTGTCATCTAAGTTCATATGTTCTGCTTCGATGGCAGCATTGGCTTCTTCAAGCGGTGTGCGTACACGAATTGCTTCCCTACTAATGCCAGTACAGTTTGCCAGTAGTTCAGATAGCACAGCACTGGTAGCTGGATAATCTAACTCCACTTCGAACACTGTCATTGAGCTGTTTTTAAGTGTAGGGAAATCTAATAGATGAGATTGGATAGGAGTATTTTTACCTTTGGTAAATCTACTTACTTTGTATTGCTGTAGTGCGGTTTCCATAACATCTTCACAGTTATCTGGAAGCTCGCCGGCTACTTTAATTTTAAAAGCATATTTTTTCTCTTCTACACTTTCCTGTAGGTATGCGCTGAATAGTTTCATATTGTAATCCTGATACCTTATTTATTCATATTTTTAAGTTTTTCAATCAAACTATTACGGTCTGATATAATAACTCCACTGCCTGGAATGTCAATACCTTCTTCCGGGCTGGCTTTTTGATCTAATGCTTGTTTTTTAAGCTGAAGTTCAATCATCTTAAGTTTCTTGTCTATTTTAGCACTTTTCGCATCTATAGCATTTTTAAGCATGCCGCCCGCAACTTCAAATATACGGCCCGAGTAGCGACTGTCTACATTCATGCCTAAATCCATTAAGTCGTCATAGGCATCTGTGGCTCTTTGTGCTAATGCGTCAAACTCTGCGTCAGCAGCATCACCTAGTCCTTTTACAGCAGGTAAACTAGCGGCAATTTTATCAAATTCCGATAAATCTCTAAGAAGTGGTGGCGGAGTAACTTTTTCCGCGACCTTCTCCGATTCTTTGACCATTTTTTTATTTTCGGGTAAGTTGAGTAACTCTTCTAATTTTTTCATAATAATACTTATCTATTTCTGCCATTAATGAATAAGTCTTGTTCATTGATTACGCGAAACTTTATACCCTGGGCTTTACACCATGCCATGGCCGCTCGCCATTTTGCCACATTTCTAACATACTGAATTTGGTTATTTTTATTTTTGCCCACTTTTTCTCGTAGTGTTTGATTTTGTGGTTTAACTTCGATAAGTTCAACAAACATTTTGCCAGTTTTGTCGGCGTACTGAATAAAAAAGTCTGGAATGTAGATAGTCTGCTTGCCAGTGATAGGGCATCTGTATGGAATACTTATTGCTTCACTGGCCCATTTTTGTATGCTAGGATGTGTGTCGCAAAATCTCATAAAGGCAAACTCCCAAGAACTACGATATGTTGGAGTTTTCTTTCCTACATATTTCTCTGGGTTTGTTATTGCGAATTTACCTTGAGCAAATCGACTCATATTCTAATGTTTCTGCTCTCTGTAGTTTCTTCGATAGTTAATAATTTAAAACCAAGAGTGCTAGTTTTTTCTCGATAAGCATTTAGTACCTGTGTAACCACATTACTAAGCTGAGCATCGTTAAGAGTTTTAATAGTGTCAAGTAGTTCCATAACTTGAACATTATCTATCTTAGCTTGAGTTAGTAATACTATTGCGGTACTACGTGCAGCTTCTATATCCCATCCTCTTTTTAAAAAGAATCCTAATACAATATCTATTTGATTAGATGGAAATGTTATTTGCTGTCTAAAATATTTGTCGAAGAAACTTTTAACTTCTTCACTACTGTCAACATTAACTTGCGATGGTAAATTATAAGCCATTATGGTCCGTTCCCGCCGCCAAATTGTATAGGTCTAGCAGATGTTGTTGCTGTTGGATTATTTACGGGAAAACTTATCGTGTTCTGGCCGCTTAAACCTATTACAGCCGCTGTTTGAAGTCCGCGAATTGCGGCGCCTGTAAGCTCACTTCCTACACCTGTCTTAGTTAGAGATTTGGCATTTTGATATGTATTTACTGCGGCTATGGCGGTGCTTATAAAATTTGCCGGACTGTCGAATGCTTTACCTGAACCCAAAGCACCAAATACGGCTTCGGCGCCAGCAAGTACGCCTCCTTGGCCAAATAGTGTTCTTGTACCGCCGCCGAAGATGCTTAACGGGCTTGGCATAGTATCGTAATGTTCAACTCCAAATCCTGGAGGATTTCCTTGACTTACAAAACCTGTATTATAGGTAACTGCTTCGTAATCTAGTTGCATAGACTGTTCTGCTGATGCGCCTGAACCCATGTCCATGGAGTCATGATTCCAACTTTTAATGATAGGATTTACTAACTTGTAGCTGTACCAGGCCCTTTTAGCCATTTGATAAATTGTAATGTCGTTAAAAAACGGTATACTACTATTGTTATCTAGGCCGTATCTGGAATTCATAAAAGCGGGCGCTTTCATGGCACTTCTATTATAGGCAGTTAAATTCTTAGCAGCTTGGCTGTCACCGTAATAATAACCAAAATAGTTTTGCCATAGCTGACCAACTACACCTAAGTTGTCATCGTGAAATGTAATGTTAATAGGTTGATAGTCTATTTTATTCTGTACAACTTTTTTCCTATTATACTGATTTAATGTTTCAGTCTGTATACTAAACTTAGGAAGGTCGCATTTCTTTACCAGCATGTTAATTTCATTTCTATGCTGATAGGTAAAGTTTAAACTTTTTAGTGCGTTGGTATTGATATTAAAAACAACATGAAATAAGAATTTTTGCTTAGGTGCTAGTCTTAAATCACTGTCAACGTGAAGTCGTGAGGCATGTTGAAAGTCTCCAACATTTCCGCGAGGATTAGTTGCGCCTGCTACAAATTGATTCCATGCTTTACTTGTCATACAATTATTTATCGACTATGAAAAACTACGTAGTTAATGAAAAGTCGTAAAAAAAGGCTGCTGCCAGCCTTTTTTATTTTGATTAAGTTCGACCTGGGCCAGTAATCATTGACGATGCTGCTACACTTCGGCCAAGGCCTGTAGTGATACCAACACCTGCGCCGCCGCCTACTTGACTTGCGTTATCATACTTGATAGTCATAGTGATAGTAACTGCTTCGTTAGCACTATAAGCCAGGTTGTTATAGTTAACGTTTTCTAAGTAGCAACCATATAGTTCCCATGTTTCTAGTACTGTTGGAGTATTGTTGCCGTTGCCACCGTCTAAGATTTCGTATTTAGTAGTAAATTTATAGTCAATACCAGCTGCTGCAGAACTCATTTCTAAGAAGTCGAATTGTTTCTGTAGTTGCTCGCCTACTAGTTTACTCACACTGCCGTCCACTGAGTCACGAACGTTTAAAGCTACTGCTGTCCAACTGTGTCTACCTGCTAGATAGACTCTGCTGTTATAAGTAGGAACTTCAATCGCTTCAAATGCCACAGTTGGTCTTGCGATATCGATAACCTGTTTAGTTAGTTCAGTTGATTGTCCTGATGTAACACCAAAGCCGATTAAAGTAACTCTAAAGCGATACTTTAACTTTGGCATTAACAAGCCTTGTGAACCAGCTCCACTTTCTAGTGGAACTGTAAAGTTGTTTAATGATGAAATTGCCATTTTGTATGTTTCCTTTTATAATTTAGGATTAACCTAACGCAGCGATTTCACCAGTATTCTTCAAGCGTAGTGGAATATAAATGAATTCCACGGCCTTAACCGGTTCAATAGCAATGTCTAAGTATAATTCATTTCTATCAATTCTTGCTGGCGTGTTGTTAGATTCATCGCATACAACAATGTAGTCATACAATGCACGTTGTCCTACAAGTTCTAGCATCAAACTTTCTGCCGCAGATTTAATTTGATCTCTAGTGATTTTATCATTAGGTTCAAAGATGTATGGCTTAGCCAACGCACTTAGTTGTCTACGTAAGTAAATTACCAAACGAGCCACGTTAATACGATCCAATGCACTTGCTGCCTTAGCGCGAGTCTTTTGTCCGTAGTTAACCAAGCCAGTTCCTGTTAGGAATGTAATTGGATTAATCTTAGCTTCGTACAATGTATCACGTTGTCCGTTGTTTAGAGCAACACTGGCAAACTCACCTTCGCTAGTAACATAACCAACTGCAGTTGCGTTAGTGATACCGCCACGACGTACACCTGCTGGAGCGAACCATGGATAAGCCACTTGGTCATTCAACGCAATGGTACGTAAAATCATGTGACTTGGAGGAACAACTACGTTGTTACCAAAGTTGTCGCTTGTAAAGCCCCATGGATAGAACATACCCATGTACTCATCATAACTAACACCACCTAAGTCGTTGTCTTCTAGTGCCAAGCGCTGGTTCGTTCCCCATGCTAGCAAGCTGGTTGCGTCAGGAGTTAAACGAGCTGGTGTATCACCTACTACAAATGCTGTTAAGCCTCTGTCATAGTTCAATGTGATTAATTCACCAATTAGTTCTGGATAACCTGGGCAAGCTAACAAGTTGAATACACGACTTTCTTCATCGCGAATTTCTTGATTGCTATTAACTGTTGCTTGCAGAGCACGTACAACAACTTTACGTTGTGCCTTACGGCCAAATGTACCTGATCCGTCATCTTGATTGCTGCTCACTGTTACCCAACGGTGTGGATAGTAAAGAGACATGCTTTCATCACCGTTACGGATGTTATCGGCATCAACGTCGATATAATTTTGTCTAAATTCTTTTACGTTGAACCCGCTTCTACGTGTGTTCCATAGCAACATACCTTTTGGATATAGTGCTGGATCTGGAGCATCAAAATCTAAGAAATTGCTTGTTAACAACTCTTCGATAGTTGCTGGTTCGTCACTGGTTGCGCCTGCTGTATTATAACGAGCATCGGCAAATAGCATACCGTCTTCAGTACTCTGATCCGATTTGTCTACCAAGAACCACTTTAATAAATCTTTATTGAATCGATACACTGTTCCCCAGTTTTCAGTATCACTACTGTCGACCCATAAGTCACCTGTTTCTAAAGGTGAGCCGTCAATCTGTGTTTCTGGCTTAGTAGCACTTACAAGCGGACCTGTTGAATCTGTGCTTGGGAATGCATTTAGGTATCCTACCCAATCGTTTCCGTCGTGAACCATAATGTCGATTTCGTCAACAACGCTGCTGTACCATAATGTACCGTCTGCTGTTAAACTTGTTGGAGGATTGCTGTTGGCAGAATAAGTTAACGGCTCCCATAAACTGGCAACATAATCATGATCTGCGTCAGGATCTACGTACAAGTTAAGAGTACCATTTCCTGTGCTTGGCTCGTATTCTGCAAAGCCAAGTGCTGCCAATGGGCCGTTTGTACCATCTAACAAATGGACGTCGCCGCCTTCTTCGTGAACAAGTTGTAATCTATTCTGATTGTCAACACTAGCTTCAACAGGCGAACCTGTTGGTAATAGTGTATTGATAGCAGTGGCTACAGTTGCGGCGTTGGCAACACCAGGTGTTGTAATAGTGAAACTAATAACAGCATCGTTTGTTAATACAGCTGACCCTTTTTCTGTATAAGCAATGCTGAAAGTATAACTTGTGCTTTCACCGCTTACAACAAATGTTAAGTCATTAGCTGGGCTTGCGCCGCCAAGAGCAGTACCTAAAATTCTTAGTGTATTACCTGACTGGTATCCGCTACCACCACTTGTAATTGTAACTGTTGTATTAGAACTGATATAAGTAGTTCCTGATCCTGTTTTAGTAACAGTGGCTACTGCGCCTAATCCAGTACCTGATACAGTGCCAACACTAACACCAGTGTATGTTGCGGCTGCAGAAACACTAGTTCCAGATAGTGTAGTTACTGAAGTCAATGCGCCAGCGTCGCCAGCAAATGTACTTGCTGTTACTTTGCTAGATCTAATTGTTGTAGGAGCAGCACTTTTTCTACGATACATAGCAAAGTCTGCTTGTTGCGGACTTGATTCTGTAGTATTATATTTTACATATAATTGACCAGCGGCTAAGTTTGCGCCACCACCCGATTTATCTAATTTGAATAAAGCTGTTGTTGGGTCTGAGTATAGTGGAGCATCAATTTGTTCAAATAGTTGTGTTGTGCTATTGTAACGCTTTGCTCTCCAACGTGCGCCTAAATTAGGCTCTGTTGTTTTAATCCATACACTGCCAGTAGGAGCATTTAAATCACCAGTCTTCCATTGAGGAACACTAGTATGAGGAGCCATTGACAATAATACGGTGCCAGTCCAGCTGTTATCCCAAGCTGTCGATCCGACTTGTACCCATGTACCACTGTTATTTCTATACCATACAGTCATTGGATGAACTGTGGTTAAATCTGGTTCTGTAACATCATCACCTACTGCTACAATAGCATAACTGCCATTCTTACCAACACTGCTAGCAGGGCCGCCTGTACCAGCGTTTACTTTAGTTGGATCTGTAATTACTAAAGGTATTTTGTTAGTGAATGTTTGTCCGCCTGTTACAGTGGCAGCGTCTCCATTCCACTCAAAGATACCCCAATTGGTATTATCAACATCTAACCAATAGGTTCCATTGTTAGGTTCTGCAGCAGGAGCACTGGCACTGGCATCTAGTTCTGCTAGATCCAAATCAGCACGTACTACAAACGCACGATTGCTAACACCCAGCAAACTGTATGCTGCCTGTAGGCCGTATTCGTTCTGCTCGCCAGCATGAATTGGATTGTTGCTTGCGTCTGTTTTGAATACAGGATCGCCAAAAGTATCTCCGAGATCTTTTTGACTTGTTAGTAGGTAAACTCTGCCTGCGTTGGCCTTTAGTGTACCTGGGGCAGTGCCGTCTCCTGCACTGTTACTTTTGTCTTGAGCAGAGGCAATCACAATCATTGGGACTGTGCCGGGCTCCGCTGGGGTATAAAACGATTCGTCAATTACTTTGACTTCTACGCCTGGTGAACTTAATGCCATATCAGCTTCTCCTAAGGGTTCTTGTTCTAATTGTATTTAGTGTATTTTGGCAAAATCTTATGCTAATACACCACCGAAAAGGGAAGGAAAAGGTGCGTATAAATACAATATGACAAGACCGTTATGTATTTGTGGGTTTAGACCAGCAGCCGTTAACTATGTTAAGAACGGTCGCACTTATTATCGTAAGAAATGCGAAAGCTGTTTAGCGGGAGGCATAGGGCATGGCATCCCTAAATGGTATTCAGACGGATACCGTATAAAAAGTGTTTGCGATAAATGCGGCTTTAAAAGCAAACATAGTGAACAATTTAACGTCTTTCACGTAGACGGTAATCTTAATAATAGCAGGCCGCTGAATTTAAAAACTGTCTGCTCTAACTGTCAGCGTATTCTGGCTAAGGAAGGCATTAAGTGGTCTCAGGGCGGTCTTCAACCAGACTTCTAATTTGTTCAAACAGGTCGTCTATCGAACCGTTGTTGTCAATTTCCAAATCAATGCCTCTGCCAATCCATGCTGTTTCACTGGCATGAATTTTACGTTGTTCCATGCGTGTTTTACTGATAGACCAACTCATATTTTTAGGACCCTGATTCATGTTCCAAGCGTCCTGATACCATTCAGGGTCCTCGCCTCGTACTACACGTACCACTTGCCCGCCTGCGTTCTTGATAGCTTTAATTTCATTAGGAAAACGCACATCGCTAATAACAATGTTGTCACTTGTTTTACGCATCTTGTTTTCTAAGCTGGCAATCCATATGTCGTCGTGAAAGCCGTTACGGCAAACTTCGGTGCCCCATTGCTGTAAGATCCATCTAGGAGTTAAGTTTGGCATGTCTAACCGCTCTGCCCACCAAGAGTCAACCTGTTCGCGCCATTCCCGGGCTTCTTTGGTTCGACCTTCTAGTAGTGTTCTGTCCCAGCCGAACACTGCGGCGACAGCATCTTTAAGTGTGTTGGCAAATGAGTCTCTTCTAAAACCATGAAAGTTAACCAAATAATCTGCGGCAGTATCTTTGCCTGAACCAATAAAACCCACAAAGCCTATAATCATACTATCTCCTGCTGATAGTATATATTACATATTTTTTACAACAAGGTCAATAGTGATTGGTTAAACGCCGTACTTATTTCGTTTAGGTTTAGCCACAGGACTAATTTTTTGAACGCTGTCTAATTCTAGACTACGCATGTCTCCGTGGTTGACGTCGTCGTATTTTGCGCCCACTGCCTTTGCGGCTCGTTTAAACATTTCGTTTTCAACTTCTGTATATGGGTGTACAGTTTTCTTTTTACCGTACCAGCTCTTAGCATCAATCTCTGGATCAGTTTTTCCGTCCGTAGAGGCCATTGCTTGGCCCAGTTTGTATGCCACATAATCAGTATTAGATTTCTCAGCATCGCTATAAGTGCTTATACCACGACTAGATTGACTCTGTCGCTTGGTAATTTTAGCCTGCTTAGATTCTGATATAATTTCGGTAACTTTCATTCGCAATTCCATTTACGTAGTGCCAATGCCTTGCGTGTAGGATCACCGTTTGGCTTTTTCATCGGACCGTCAACTCCGCCCATTCTGGCACAGAATGACTTGCGGCGTTTAGCGTCTTTACTGCCTGCTTTTAATTTGCTAGGTTTAGTAGTAACTGCTGTTTGTAGTTTGCTACCAGGATTTTCACGACGGTAACTGGCAACACCTTTGGCATTTAGGCCGCCCTTCTTGCTTTTACCTTCTTTTCTGCGCCATGCGGCAGATTCTGAAATGATTTCGTTAACTTTCATAATTATCCAATCACAAATGTCATGGGCGTTCCACCTGAAACTAGTGTCTCAAGTTCTTTATCTAATTTTTCTATTTCTTCTTTGCTGGCTGCTTTAAGGTCACTACCGTTAAGTTGTGTGCCGCCACTTGGTCCAGCAATTTGAGCAAACTTACTACGAGCTTCACCTAGTATACCTTTACACACTGCCAAACTATAATCTCTGATCCATTGTTTAGCATACAAATCATTAATAAGATTGTAGTCAGGTCTGAAGTTGTGGCAGCGAAGCATAATTGTTTCACCGTCGACAAAGGGCCTTTGTAATATTCTTAAGATGTGGCTTTGCTGAATCCATTGAAACTCGATATAACTACCAAACATACGTCCAACCATTTCCTGATACTGAGCAAACATATCGTAGGTAGCTATGCCGCCCAGCATGGTACTGTTTAACAAATATGTGTTGGTATAAGCAAGGTTAAATGGTTCAAAGTTAGTGCCAGTGCCGCCGCCTGATCTAGATCCTAGCGTTCGTCTGAATACGCTTTGTACAGCAATAACTTCATCGGGCAATCTGTATTCGTTCTTGTCTCTTTCCAGTTCTAGAAACATGTAACTTTCTTCAACAGCATTAGGACTACGTTGCCTAAAACGATTGATAGTTTTTTCCAAGGCTGTTTCAAAGTGAATAGGGTCTAATTCAACATCAATCATGCCATCAGCCAGCATGGTACGGCAGTAATCGTATACTTTTTGTCTTTCAGCTTGTGGATTTGTTTCTGACATTTGGTTCTCCCATTATATTTATTAATAAATATACTACTATGCCACGTTTATCACTATACCGCCCTGAAAAGGGCAACGATTATAAATTTATAGATCGTTCTGCCAGCGAGATGTTTCAAGTGGGCGGAACAGACGTATATTTACACAAGTACTTAGGACCCGCAAACCCTGACGAAGAAGATGCCACGGCTGATCAGCCGCGGTACGATGCTGTAAAAGAAACAAACATTCAGGATTTGTTATTTCTTGAAAACCGTGACAGAAAATATGATCCTAGCATATACAGATTACGTGGCGTATACAATGTTCAAGATTTAGACTTCAATTTAAGTCAGTTTGGATTGTTTTTAGACAACGATACAATTTACATGACCATACACATAAACGATTTTATTCGTTCGGTGGGCAGAAAACCGCTAAGTGGCGATGTAGTTGAGTTACCTCATATTAAAGATGAATTTGCGCTCAATGATATCGATGTCAGTTTGCCTAGATATTTTGTTATCAGCGATGTGGGTCGTGCTGCTGAAGGATTTAGCCCTACATGGTATCCGCATTTGTATAGATTAAAACTTACAAAAATTGTTGACAGTCAGCAGTATAAAGAAATATTTGACCAAAAGATTGTTGACCCTGTTACAGGCGAAGAAACTGATACTACATTGCGCGATATTCTAAGTACACACAATAAAGAATTACAAATAAACGATGCCTTAATTGCTCAAGCTGAATCTGATGCTCCAAAAAGTGGATATGAAACACAGCAGTTTTATACACTGGCTGTCGATGCTAGTGGTAAAGCAGCATTACAAAGTGTAGATGATTCAACATCTCCGCCTGATGCGTCAACTATGACCATGGACGCAAGTCGTGTGGCAAAACGTCCTCAGCGTAACGGTTATAGCGGCTACTTAACAGGCGACGGCATAGCGCCAAACGGAGTAGATTTCGGGCACGGCATACAGTTTCCAAATGGTGCTATAGACGGTGATTTCTTTTTACGTACAGATTTCTTACCTAATAGATTATACAGATTTGACAGCACACGATGGGTTAAATTTGAAGATAACGTAAGAACTACACTAAGTAATACGGACACTAGAAATACGCTTAAAGGTACGTTTATTAATAACAGTAATAAAACAGGTGTCGATCTTGTTGCTAATGATTTCACTACTCCCGTAGCCAATACAACTACATTGTTGACTACAATAACTTATACTGCTGGCATGTATGCCACAGCTAGTATAGGAGATGGTATATTCCCAACAGTAACTGTTACAGCTGGATTAGGAGGTAAGGCATTGTTGACATTTAGTGAAACAGCACCTGCTAATAAACAGATTGCTTGGAAATTATATAGCAGCTCACAAGAACAACGAATAGCAGTATCTAAAGCGTTAAAGCCTAAGGCAGATTTATAATGCAATATTTTTATGATGGTCAAGTACGTCGATACCTACTACAAATTATTAGGTTACTAAGCAATTTTGTTGTCAAATACGGCGATGGCAGTCTTGTGCGTGTGCCTGTTATGTATGGCGATGCTGATAGACAAGCAGCCAACATTATTAAACAAAACAGTGAAAACACAGTACTGGGCGGCCCTCGTATCGCGGTTTATATAAGTGAACTAGAATTAGATATGAATAGAATTAGTGATTCTAGTTTTATTAGTAAAGTACATGTTCGAGAGCGGGCCATTGACCAAAACACAGGTGAATATTTACAAACACAGGGTAATAATTATACTGTTGAGCGTTTAATGCCAACACCTTTTAAACTGACAGTCAAGGCAGATATTTGGAGTAGCAGTAATGATCAAAAATTACAAATACTTGAGCAAATTTTAATGTTGTTCAATCCTAGTTTAGAAATACAAACAACAGATAATTATGTAGATTGGACCAGTTTAAGTGTCGTGGACTTAACACAAGTAGTTTACAGTAGCAGAAGTATACCAGTAGGCACAGCTATAGAAATAGACATTGCCACACTAACACTACAAACTCCTATTTGGATCAGTCCACCTGCTAAAATTAAACGATTGGGTGTTACTACCAGTGTTGTCACAAATATTTTAGGATCAATAAACAATTCCAACGGAGATTACGTTGAGGGATTAGGCACCGATAATAATATTTCAGGATTAACTACTCCTCCTACAGATCCGTTATTTGGACAAACTACAACTATAGGCAACTTTGACATAGAAGTTGTAAACGGGCAAATTAGACTGGTCAGTAACGAAGGAAATTATCTAGCATGGAGTATGTTGATACAACAACATCCTAATGTTTATCATCCTAGTCTAACAAAGATTTATTTAAGACAGCCTGACGGTAGTTATGTTGTTGGCTACGTTGCCATTAGTTCAATTGACGACACTATCATGGTAGTTGAATGGGATTCAGACACTTATCCCGGTAATACCTTGATACCATCTAGTTACAGAACAAGTACTGGTACATTTGATGCCATTATAGATCCACATCAAACGGGTCCTGTAAATCTAGTAGTGGGTACTCGCTACTTAATACTCGAAGATATTGGCGGTGGCCTAAGAGACACATTTGAAGCTACTAGTAGTGTTAAACGTATCAATACCAACACACTACATAGAAAAGTCAACGATCATAGAATATGGGTTGACGGAATTGAAGTAGGATCGGGCAGTGTTAGAATTCCTGACAACATCGACACTGGTAATTACTACATTGTATTAGATACCATGGCGCCAAGTGGTAGTGAAATTACCTACGAATTAATCATGAATGAAGATGGGCCCGATGCTTGGAAAAATACAGACGGTAGCGATACAGTAGCAGCAGCAAATGATATCATAGAGTGGACTGGATCAGAGTGGGTAGTGGTATTCAGTGCTAGAGAAAACGCCAACAACTTGGTTTATCTAACAAACATTTATCCCGGCAAGCCTGATGTTCAATACAAATGGAATGGCATCAGCTGGAGCAAGAGTTTTGAAGGCTCGTATTATAAAGAGGACTGGCGTCTTGAGCTCTAAAGAACGTATTGTATGTAGTGGAGCATTGTTTTACGCAAAAAATACCAAGCGATTTCTACTACTACAAAAAGCTACGGGTAAACATCAAGGTACGTGGAGTCTTGTTGGCGGCACTGCGGAAGATCAAGAAACACCCTGGCAAGGACTTCAGCGGGAGATTGCGGAAGAAATAGGTGCCATGCCAAAGATTATTAAAACTGTGCCTATTGAAACTTTTGTAAGTAACGACACAGTGTTTAATTTTCACACTTATCTATGTGTGATAGAAGATGAATTTGTTCCTATACTAAGCTCTGAACATAGTGGATGGGCGTGGACCACTATTGAATATGCTCCACGTCCTTTACATCAAGGCTTAAAAAATAGTTTTAGCAGTCGCATAGTTAGAACTAAGTTACAAACAATATTTGACGTAATTGAATTAATATAATTAAGCAAACACAGAGTTCATCAAGTACCACTGAGTCGCACTAACAGCCACATACTCCAACATGGTTGCTGCCACTAACACCATGGCAACGTTGGTGCCCAA